AAGATACAATGAAGAGACATAAGAAGCATCATACATCTAAACATATGAGATTGATGAGATCTAAAATGATGCAAGGTATGACGTTTGGTGAAGCTCATAAACTTGCACAAAAGAAAGTTGGCAAGTAATGGTTATGACTGTTGAAAGATTTCTTAAGTGGAAGATACTTCCCAGGTTTATGATGCTCTTATCAACAGCGATGTCCTGGAGATGTGCAGAATGGTTTATGGATTTAGATAATCCTACATCTCAGCAATCAGCATTTGTATCTGTCGTTATGGGTGTAATGACTGGTGTATTCGGTATATGGATGGGCCATGAACATAAAGGAGACAAGTAATGTTACAAGCATTGATAGGTCCAGTAACTGGCCTACTAGATAAGTTTATACCTGATGCAGATCAGAAGGCGAAGCTGGCACATGATATAGCAACCATGTCTGAGAAACATGCTCAGGAAATAGCCTTGGCACAAATCAAAGTTAATGAAGCAGAAGCAAAAGGTAACTGGTTTCAATCATCCTGGAGACCAGCTACAGCTTGGGTATGTGTGCTGGGTTTCCTGGTCAACTTTTTAGTCAGTCCTATTTGTGCTGGGTTTGGTATCATTATTCCCCAGGCTGACACAGCTACAATGCTTCCAGTTCTGATGGGAATGTTGGGCCTTGGAACTATGAGAACTGTAGAACGTCTAAAAGGAAAGGATAAAAATTGAAAAAGCCATATCCAAAAAAAAATTTTAAGAGAAAATTTGCTAAAGTTCCTAAGACTAAAAAGGGTGTACCAGTGAAGTATGTAGCTGGTGCAAAAAACCCTTCAGCTAGAGAAGCTGAGATCAAGAGAACTGCAAAGTTATATAAGGAAGGTAAACTTACACCAGCCATGATGGATAGAATCAGCAAGCAAAGGAGCAAAGGATGAGCAAGTATAAAAGTATTCCTGGTGCATCCAGGTACAGTAAATCTACATTAGATAAAGTTTATTCCAGGGGAATGGGTGCATACTATTCTTCAGGAAGTAGGCCCAAGGTATCGGCTCATCAATGGGCTATGGGCCGTGTGAGATCCTTTGTCACTGGCAAAGGTGGAGCAAGGAAGGCAGATAAAGATTTAACTTAAGAGAAAGGATAAGATCATGCCAGGAAGTTATGGGAGTTATTCTCCAAAACAAAAAAAGATTGCGAAGATGTCAGGCAATAAAAAGAAGATGGAAGCATCTGATTTTAAGAAGCTTAGAATGTTTGCTAAGAAGAAAAAGAAAACAGCGACTGCCTAATGGACATAGAAAAACTTAGAGACCAACTCAAGATAGATGAGGGTTGTGTCAATTCTGTATATCTAGATCATCTGAACTTGCCTACTGTAGGCATAGGTCACCTGGTGACTGAGTGGGATGATGAGTATGGTAAACCAGTTGGCACTGAAGTATCTGAGGATAGAGTAAACGAATTGTTTGACCAGGATGTCCAGGTAACAATCGATGAGTGCAAACTATTGTACAATAACTTTGATAAGTTGCCTGAAGAAGCTCAACAGATAATAGCAAACATGATGTTCAATATGGGAAGGCCCAGGTTGTCCAGGTTTCATAAAATGAAAAGAGCAGTTGATGCTGGTGACTGGGTTGAAGCTGGTAATCAAATGAAAGACTCTCGCTGGTACAATCAGGTAACAGCAAGAGCCGAAAGATTAGTTGAGAGGATGAAAGCTATCCAGGTTTAAAGATATACTTCTTGATAATCCTGGTAACCTGGTTATCCATCCTCTTTTTTGTATCTTATCTAAATGATACTTACATGTTTGTTGAGTAACTCCAAAGTGATTTGCAATATCTATTTGTCTAGGCATTATACCTTCACTCTTGAAGTAGTTTTGAATAAACAAAAAAATTTCTTTTTGCTTTTCTGTCATGGGATACTTTACTGTTTGACTAGACAATGTACTTTCCTATCTCTGTTTCTATTTGTGCTTGTTGCATTTCATCAAGAAGTTTTATTGTCTCAGCATTTTTATCTTTAAGATCATGCATAAGACTAACTTTTTGTGCCTGAGTTTTTTCTAACTTATCAATGGCCAGCAATGTATCTGTAAATTTAAGGATAAAATCACTAGCTACTGCATAAATTATAGGTTTATGATCACCAATAAAATGCATTGTGTATTTAGTGGCGATTTCAGGGCCGTCAGGCTTGGTTAGTTTCTTTTTGATATCATCAATCATATCAGTATCTTTATCGCTACCAGTGACGTTCCTAGGCCCTTTTTTTTCATCAGGATAATCCCTTGCTTCTTCAGCCGTAATCAATCCTTTGATTGCATCAGGAAATGCATCTCGAAGAGCAAAACCTCTTGCTCTAAGTTGTAACATCCTGGTGGTGTATTGTTGCCAAGGACCTGGTTTATTTGTCAGGCCAGCCTTTTGTGCATCTTTGTATGAAAAGGTTGCTTTAATTGGCTGGATATCTCCATGAACATTTCTTCTTACAACACACACTGCTTTATCTTCTTCTTCAATGTATGTCTCTTCGATACCTCTCCAATCAGGATGAGCTTTACAAACTGCAATCATGGAATCTCCCCATAGTGATGGTCTTCCATTTATGACTGCAATATTCTGAAGAGCTTGCATAGGTGCAAGACCAATCTCATATCCCCATTGAATAGCTACCAGGATATCATTCGGTTTTCCCTGGAACTGTTTTGGAATATGACCTGATGTAGAAACAAACTTTGCAAACTCCATTGCTTCAGTCAGGTTAGTTGGATTTAAAGTTGGTAATGACATATTAGTTCTCCTTCTTTTCTATTTTAAATTTACGATAGTATGTCGCTTCTTTTGCTGGCACTATTTTCTCAGGCTGTGCCTTCCTGGTAATGGTGGGATAGGCTATATTTATATCACCTACCTCAGCATGTTCTGCTTCGTTCTGTTCCATAATTCTTTGTAACAGTCTTTGGTCTTCATCTTTTTTCTTGGTCCACTTCTTGATCTCGGCATCACACATAAGCCAGTCTTCAGCTACACCAATAAGGCTATCTTTGATATCTAAATGATCTAAATTTATTATTGATGGTGGCCCATTGTCCAATGGTGGATAGGGTTCATCCAGGTCTACCTTCTGCCAAAACTCATTTACCTTTTCCATAATCTGATTGTAGATATCCTGGTCAGCTTCAAAGGGTACAAGTGTAAGTTTCTGAGCTTTACCAAATACTGCAATGATGCCCCACTTAAAACCACTGCATAGCAATTGTGTTTGCAACTGTATGATTTGATCAGTCCTGGGTAGATCATCAGTGTTTGTAGTTTTGATCTCCAATGCACCGAAGCCTGACAAGATCACTGGTTCACCAGTCAGTTGATTATGCATAGTTATCTCACCTTTGATATTCAGGATAGCATCCAGGGAAGCACACAACTTTAGTTCATCTATTCTATATCCCTGGGTAACCTTGCAAAGTTGAACTTCTGATGCTGGCCCAATATCAGCAACCTTATCTCTTGCCCATTTGATTATGGCATCTTCAAGATAGTTACCTCTTTCTTTTGCATCTTTACCAAACTCAGTCTCGATAGTCTCGATACCTTGCCTGGCATGTAATGTCTTTTGTCTTTCTCTTTCATTAGTTGTGAAACTAGTTTTACCTAGCACGATAGCTGGAACTCTTGAAGCTCCAAGCTCTACTGCATCATTACTATATTTAGCCATTATACAATCTCCACAAAGTTACGAGCAAAACATGCATCATCGATGAGACACACAAAATGAAATGCATAATAAACAATTACACATAAGATAAAAAAGAGAATACATTCTGCAATGTACACTCCATAATTTTTTATAAATTTAACCATAATTTTTCTCCAATCTTTTTACGGCATTGCTAACTGTAGATGCATACCACTTGCCACCTCTAGCAGTATTTGCACCCATTTGATTAAGCTGGCTGGCTATCTGTCTATAGCTATCACCAACACTTAATAATTTTTGGATTACTGATTCAATATCTTTTACTCTTGTATCTGCTTTGAGCTTGATAACTTCTGCACTTCTTTGCCTTGCAAAATCCATATTTGAATGACAACCAAGTGAGCTAATCAACTTACCTGATTTAGTTTTATATGTACCATTAGCTTTGATCTCATCCTTAATTCTTTGAAGGGCAGACCTGGTTCTTTCTGAAATCTTTTCTTGTTCCATCTGAGCAAACAAAGTTCTCAATGCAAACTTATCTTTACTTTCAGATATTGTAGGATCATTACAAACAACAAGCTTGACCTTGCCGTTTTTCAATACCTGGTCAAAGAACTTTAGAGTATGCCAGTCAGTCCTGGAAAATCTATCCAGGTCAGCTACAATCAATGTGCCTTTGCTGGCCCTGACTGTATCAATACATTTGGAAAGCTCAGGTCTAAGTTCAGGAGCTACCTTACCTGAGACACCTTGTTCTTTAAACCAAATGACCTGGTGATCTGTATCACCAAGCCATTTCTTTATTTCATTCTCTTGTCTTGCGACATCCTGGGTATCTGTTGATACTCTGACATATGCACAATAAATCATTAGTTTGCTCCCCTTAAAGTAGTTATGTGCCTTGAAATATAATTATCCAATCTTTTAAGACTTGATGACCAATGCTGGACATTAGTTGTATCAAGCTTCCTAGCTAAAGACCAACCTTTTGGATGACTGTTTTCTTTGACTAACACCCAACCTAAATTGTCTAGTTCGTCACATAAATAATGACCTTTACGATATTTATTAATCTGACCTTTAATAATAAATTCCATTACTTTGCCCCCTAACAAGTTTCTATTTGTTCGATGTCATGTCTGTAATTAACAACCAGGTAGTCACAAACCTTTTTCCAGGTATTGTATTCACTGCCGTCAATGTCACATGCAATGCCATCATACTCTTCGTTGTCACATACAACATGGAAGTTACTATCTTCCTCGATGACACCATAACAATGTATAGTGCCACCATCTTTTCTTTTATAAACGTAATCAATGTTACTCATTAGTTTGCCCCTTTGATTATTGATTTATGTTTTTTGGCAAGACACTTAGCAACCTTGTAAATGTACTCACCACCTTTTCTGATGTAGGTATCATCCTCATCATCTCCATAATAATTATCTTCAAGATAATCAATGCTTGCTCTATTCATCATGTCTTTATAGAACTCAACAAAGACATCGACATCAACCATAGTTGATGCCGTTACCTTTTTGATACCGAAACAAAACTTTACATATCTGTCATTCAGGTCACCATCAAATGGTTGGTCAGCCTGGACAACTTCACCAAAATTTATAACTTCGTCTACAAGATATTTTGTTTTTGAAAACTTAACTCCTAGTCTTATTTGTTGCATTTTGTATCCTTCTAATACGTTTAACATAGTCTTTACATATATACATATATCAGTTCGATATCGTAATATCAAGTGTTTTACAAAAAATATTTTAAAAAGGTTAATTTGAAATGATTGATGAGATAAAGATAAGACCTTTTCTTTGTCGTATATCTGAAGAATGTCATGCTATGTTGAAGGAGCAAGCCAAGATAGAAATGTGTTCTATGTCAGCATTGGCTGAGATTATATTCAGGGATGCATTGAGGAAAAGGCAACCAGGTAGTATCAGTAATAGGATGCTGGTGTTTGGTGATCAGACTGAACAGCTTCAGGATGTAGATATAGCAAAACAAGTAGATAGAATGGTGAAGGCAAATGACGAAGTATAAAGCAAAGAAAACAGTAGTTGATGGTATTACTTTTGATAGTATGAAGGAAGCCAAGAGATATGGTGTATTAAAAATGATGGAAAAATCAGGTGTAATTAGAAACCTGGAGCTTCAGCCGTCATTTGATTGTTATGTAAACCAGGTGAAGGTTTGCACATACAAAGCAGATTTTCAGTATTTTATGCAACATGGTAAAGGTCCACAGAATCAGGAAGGGTATTGTGTTGTTGAGGATGTAAAAGGTTTTAAGACACCAGTATACAAACTCAAGAAGAAGTTAGTTGAAGCTTGCCATATCGGTGTAAAGATAGAGGAAGTATGATGCCATTTGATAATGGATTGACACCTGAACAGCAAGCCGATGTTGATGCAAAGTATGAAGAGCTTATGAACCAGGTAAAGAAAATAGATCCGAAACTTTACAGAAGATTGCGAGCTAATGAACTACCTGGATTTATTTCAGATACAAATTTTCAGACTAACAATGATGACCAGCTAGAGATGAACTTATGAACATGATGAATAAACCTGAAGAAATATTGAAAGCTAGAAAAGAGATAACACTGCCACCAAAAAAGCATAGGATTACTGAAGAGCAGTCACCTTCACCATATATCAATATACCTTCAAGAGCTTTGGCCGATAGACGTATCATAGCTAATCCATCAGCACTCCAGGTGTTATGTGTTTTATGTTCTTATGTATCAGGTCAATCAGGTACAGCTTTTCCATCACAGCTTCTCCTGGCCAAAAGACTGGGCCGATCTCAGCAAGCAATATCCAGGCAGATCGTCAAGCTCATTGACTGGGGATATATTAAGAAGATTATCAATGAAAATGCTTTACGTCAGAAGGGTAAAAAGACAGCTACATATCGTATCATATATGATCCAGCTATCAGCGATACAGAACTTATAAAAGCTACTTCTGATCCTATCGTAGAACATAATAAGGCTGTGGATACTTTGAATAAGATACAACCTGATGTTGTGAATAAGAGTAAGGTATACAACACTAGAGGTTGTGCCGATACACAACACAATGATGTTGTACATAACTATAATTCTATAACTAATAATAATTATATTAAGGATAAAATTTATGAATATTTAAGAAGTTATTCACATGCACTAGACGATATCTGTAGAACAAGAGGACAATGGCGATGGACCAAAAGGGAAGAAGCCATAGCAGAAGAGATAATGGATATGGGAGTAACAGTGAATGAGTTTATGACTGAGGTAATCAAGAAGCTGAAGAAGTGTAATGCAGACTATTCAAGACCACCATACACAATATCTTACTTCAAAAGCATATGGCAGAAACAAGACAAGGCAAGTAAACCAAAGAACACAAACGATATAGTGAAGGGCCTGGTAAAAAAAATGAATAGAAGATACACTTAGTGTACAAGAACTAGATGGTCGTTTAGATTATGTACACACACAAAAATAAAAAAGGCACACACTGCAAAGCCAGGCATACCCTCCCCCTGGCCACCTATGGTGTACGGGGGGTATCACAAAAATATTTTCCAATTTTTCATAAAGGAGTTACAAAATGGAAACAGAAACTTTAGATTTAGTTCAGGGTAAGAAATACTTTGACAAAGAAGGCATGGAGAAAACCCAATGGATAAAGATAGGAAAGCTGTTTACGAAAATGGGCATACCTAGTTCTATGAAGTTAGATTGTTATCCTATACCTGATGATAAAGGCGAGGTATGGGTAAAGATATTTCCAAAAGATTATAAGGCTGTTGATAAGGATAATGGTTTTGATAATGCAACCCTGGAGAGTGATATTGCCATCTAAGAATAGAGCAGTACCTAGGATGAATAACCTGGGTGGTGTAAGAGATATAAAGAAGAAGCTTCGAGGATCGGATGTTATTTTTCAGAATAGGGATAAGCTTGCAGAAGCTTTACTATCGATTAGTCAGGCAAAAGTTACTGATGTTGTGGATTGGGATGATCAAGGCAAAGTTAGTATTAAGAATTTGGATGAAATCCCTGAACATGCATTGCAGTCAATTAAGAAGATCAAAGCTAGACCAGTTGGTGAAAGTTTTGAAGTTGAGATCGAAATGATTGACAAAGTAAGAGTTCTGCAAATGCTGGCTAAGAGTGCTGGTATTCTTGATAAGGAACATGAAAGTGAAAAACCGAGTGTG